TTGCCTGAAAAGTTCATAACCGCCTGGCGTCAATACTCTGACTTGATTAACTGTTTTTTCGCCATATTCGCCATCAGGCTCGGTTACCTGTTCTTTTAGCCTGAGCTGAATAAGCCGAGGCTTGCCGTCTTGCATTTCAGTACGCCAGCCCAAAATGTCCCTTGGCGTGTAAGCGCACCAATACGGTCTGCCGTTGCCATCTGTTGGCGCATCAACCAAAACGCCCACATGGCCATAACGGATCGCCTTACGGGCTGTTTCATACACCCAGGTGTTCAAATCATTGCCCTGGCGGTCAATGTCAAACAGGTCTTCTCTGATGCCGTCTGAGATGTCATTCAGTTTTACCGGCTTCCGGGTGAGCATCCCGGCCAGTAGCCGCTCAAGCCTGACGTAATACGGTTGCAGCGTGCTGCGGAGCAATCTGTTCTGATAGGCATCATCTTGCTCACGCGGTTCCTGAGGGAGGTATTTACGGCCCTCTTTCCTGATGCCATAGGTGCCCGTCAGCAGGCATTCGATCAGCTCCCAGTGTGGTGCCTGATCGATCCATGCCTGATTCGGGTCGTAGACATTTACGGCCGTTGAGGTTTTAGTTCTATTCCGTGCCGTGGATTGATAGCCCAATGCTGCTGCCGCCTTTTGCTAACAGTTTAAGCCGGCTGATCTTTGATAATTTTGGCACGGCCATTTGCATCAACTTGAATCAGCTGATGCTTTCGCGGTTCACCGTGTTTTGGCTGCAGCAATCGGCCTACAGCGGTTATGACGGGCCGGGTCATGCTGTTGCCTCTTCACCGTCTTCAGTCAGCAGTTCGGCGACTGTAAGCCCGGCGATGATGTCGCTTTTGGCTAGTTCCAACGCGCCGACAAGCTCAATCACGCTGAGCCCTTCAGTTTCTGCGATCAGGTCGTCGAGAGCGTTCAGAAATTCTTCCATGATGCTGGGGATGGGTTCAGCATTAACTTAGCAAGAGGCATCAAAACAGGCATGGAAGGTCTAGACGTAAGCGCCACGGCGGACGATTGCGTGAGGGTGTGCCTGACAGAGGAAGGGATCACCAGCTGTTGCAACGTGTCGTCGTATCACTTGGTGGAATCGCACCGTAAGCAGCTGCAGCGAGCGAATGCAAGGAAAGCAGCGGATGCTTATGGCATTAAAAAGCCCCAGCGGCCCGAATCGCTGAGGCTATGAACCCACTTGCATGAAGCCTGAGAACCCATTAACTCAGGCAACGTGCTGAGCGTAGCAGGTCAGCAGCTGCGGTCGATACGCACTAAAAAACCCCAGCGACGGCAATCGCTGGGGTCTGGGGCAACCTATGAATGAAGCATCGTAGCAGGTCAGCTCCTGCGTCGTTTGGGCTTCCGGCGCTTGGCAGCATTAGCGACAGCCTTTTGCACCGATTCATTGACGCTGATGCGCTTGCCTTTGTTGCGAGCAGTTGCCGCAGGCTTAAGGATGAACTGAGACCGCCTTTCGGCTGTCCTTGCGAAATTCGCGTTACGTCTGCCAGGCAGCGCCTTGCGTCCGCGTTGTGCATCCATCCTCGCGACGATCCGGCCAGCCTTTGCCTCGCTGATCTTGCCCACCGCTCCACGGCGCTTCGCTGCTGTCGGCTTCGCTGCTGCTGGTTTTGGCTTGCCTTTGTAGAAGGCTAACGCTCGTTCCTGAGTCCTTTTGGCATTTGCTGCCATCCGTCCCGCTCCCTTTTGGGTGTTGCCTGCTGGATTAAGACTGATCGATCGCTCCTTCGTGATCCGTTTGGCCCTGCTTACCCGCAAGGATTCAGCAGACCTGACCCTCTTAGGCTTTGCTGCTGCGGTCTGACGTTTCGCCTCTGCTTTTGCTGCTCTTTCAGATTTCCTCTGCGCTTTAGGCTTGATCAGCCGTGCTGTTTCAGCCGCTTTTACTTGCTTGGCAGCCTTGCTAATGCTTGCATCAAGCTGCTTGCCTCTGCGGCCTTTCATCGGGATGTTGGCCTCTGCCGTGTCGCCACGCTTCGCCCTGCTCTTCTTCCCGCCAGTTGCTGGATCCTGGCCCCGTGCTCCTTTCGTCAACCTCCCGCCATAATCTCGGCTGCGCTTATCCGTCACTGATGGCTTTGATAGCGCTTTGCCAAGCCGGCCCTTGTCTTCTTTCAGCATCCGGCCCCGCAATGCATCAGCCTGCTTCTTGACGCCACGCAATTTCTCCGCAGAACCCTTCAGGGCTTTGCCTTTTTTGATCACATTATCGATTGCACGATTCATCTTGGTACGCGGTGATTTAGGCCCCGGCTTGATGTTGTTATTTGGTCCAAGCCTTGCGTTTGTCCGCCTGATGTTGCCCTTAGCGACGGGCCTGGCCAGCTTGCCGGTAGCCCGTGCGTTATTGGTTGGCGCCTTGCTGGTCCGTGCTGCTGTCGGCTTCGAGCGTGCTGCTACATCTCTTGCAATTTGACGGTCGCTAGCCCTGCTGCTTGCGTTGACCTTACGCTTCGAGCTTGATTTTGAGATGGTGTTTTTCGTCTCACCGATCCTTTTTGGTTTGACGGTTGCTCCGCCTTCAGCTCGTTTTTTCCCCTTAGCTTTCAGCCGTGCGCCACGGCCTGACGTTTGACCGCTGTAACCCTTGGACGCAAAACGGCCAATTGAGTCACGGACGTACCTCCTGCCAGACCTACCGCCGCGCTTGGCCATTGCTCAACGTTTCGTTAATACAGTCTAATGCCGGTGCCACGGCCAGCCCTGCGGTGCAGTGGGTTCAGCTCTCTCCAAACTAGGTATCCTGCGGCGTCCGGCATATGGTCATGGCCAGATTACTTGTCAGGCTCCTGTCGCTCGTTGTAAGCCTGGAGCTCTAGGCATTCGATCAGCCGTTTGCATCGTGGGTTGATCTGGATTCTGATCTCGCCTTTCCCGCTTTCCAGGGCACCTTGAAAAGCCGAGACCCTATCAGCCACCCTGGGATTTGCCTTAGGCGATTGGTTGCTGATGCCATAGCTCAGAAGTATCTCCAGATCCGTTTTGGTTGCGTTGGTTGATCTATTCCCACCTGAGGCATCTGGGTAGCCGTAAAGCGTGCGGCCTGGATAACGAGAGCAGATCTCTTGTGCCAGGGCATCAGTGTCATGGGCCCCGCTGATCTCATCAATGAAATGCAGGGCATTGCCAGACCGGATCGCGACCACTGCATTAGTATTGCCCACGTTGAAATCAATCCCGATTCTCAGCGGCTCTTCTGGATCATCATCAACATCTGCAACATGCTTGGCCCGGTCAAACCGATCGTAAACAGTGCCGGTCGCCAGGTTTTGATAGATGCCCTCTAGGTAGGCGCGGCATTGCTCTTGGGTGTAACGGCTCAGCAGGTCATCGACGAAGCCCGGCCTGAGGTTGTGGGCATTATCTGCGGTCTTCATCCGTAGCAACGCTCTGCGCTTGCCCTCCCGTGCTGCATCAGTGCCGAACGTTTGATAATGGAACCCAAACCCTTCTGGCGTTGAGTAGCAGTGGAGCTGGTTGAAGTTCCCGACCCTGATACGACCCAGGATCTTGTCATAGGCACGCTGAGCGATCGAGGCTTTCGCAGTATCAACCTCATCGATGATTGCGAAGGCCCAATCGTCGCCCACGATGCGCTGATAATTTTCAAACGACAGGCCAAGGATTGTTGAATCACCGCCTGGGAAGTGCAGCGTATGGCTTACATACGGCGCCACTCGTGGGGTGTATGGAATGCCGAAACTATCTAAGAAGTCCTCGAATTTCGGCGCCCAGATGCGGCGGACCATATCACTGGTTGGTTCCATCACACAGCCCACAAAGCCCTGATTCAAGGCGGCCATCTTGACTGCAACGGCATGAGCACAATAGGTCTTGCCGCTGCCATAGCCAGCGCTGATGCCGATCTCAGGGATGCTGGCCGGCGCTCCACCTTGCGACGCTGCGATAGCGCTTAACCGCTCTACCTCAAACGCGCTGAGCTGGCCAGGGTTGAGCGTTGCGGCGATGCGTTCTAGGAGGTCATCAACATCAGCCAAGGCTGCACCGGTGCCAACGGCTGCAACCTGCAGTTCTGCCAGCCTGGCCAGTATTGGGTTATTCCTCTTCACTGGGCACTAACTCTTGACCAGTTTTGGCCTGGATGCGAAGCAGTACGGTGCGCTCTTGTTCTGGCGTGAGGTTTGCCTCAGCGATGGCTGAGACAGCGGCTTCGACGCCTTCATTTCTTGCGCGTGTGACGGCTGCGTTGTCGCTGTAGTGCTTACGGTATGACGGGCTATGAGTAAGCATCCATTGCGCTGATTTGCTGTCTCCTTCTTGAGCA